CACAATGAATTTATCTCACAGTTGTAGTCATAACCTGGTTTATCCATTTGTTGTTTTACAATAGATATCTGCTCATTAGTAAGAAGTTCATACTCTGCGTATAATACACCCAATAATTCAGCTTGTTTTCTTTCAGTAATAGTAATTTTCTTCATTGTATCTTTATCAGCTACAATTCTGTCAAAGTATACATCTGCATTACTAATTTGCTCAATGATTGCTTTAACAGTTTCAGTGTCTGCAGTTCCAAGATGTTTTCTTCCATATGAACCCATATCTCCGGCTACTACACCATTCATGCATATAAACACATAACCACCCATTGCACATTTAAATCTCATTAGTTTATTATAACTATTAGACCATGCAAACATTAATCCTATCTCAGGATCTTTATCATAATTAATATAATATATACCTTGAGCAATAGAGCCATCAGAATTAGATCTGTATGTTTCTTTTTCTACAGTGAAACCATGGAGAGTTAATTGCTCCATAGTATGATTAATAATAAATTCATGTGAGATAACAGTATATGACTCTGCATGATTTGGTAATGCTACACTAGTTAAATATTCTTTTGTGCAGTCTTTAGTTCTTATTGCCATTTTAAAATAATTTTAATTGATTACTATTTGGTGCTAACTGGTTAATTTCTTTATTGATTTTTTGTAAATAGAATTGCTTATTGATTAAATATTCATCAAAAGGTTTTTCTACATAGTTAATGAATACAGTTTGCATCCACTTACCACTTTCAACTTGTATCTTTCTACCATCAGTTTTATTTGTCTTAATAATTTTAGACCCTTTCTCAGATATATAATATCTAATAGTCTGCTGTAGTTTTGTAGCTGAATACTCAGAGTTTTCTATTTTCTCTTCAATAAATTCCCAGTCACCTTTGATCTTAACTCCTCCACAATAATCATACACATTAGTCTGAGTAAGTAAAAAAGCTTCAGGTTTAATACCGTGTACAAAATGATAATATATTGCTCTTGGTATAATTAAAAAACTTTTATTCTTATGTAAGGCAAGATTATTAAACTCAAATCTACCTTTACACTTAGTTGCAGCATAATAGAACTTATCACCTTCTTCTTTAAAAAGATAATGCGGGTTCTCTTGCTTTACTTCATTATATTTATCTATGTCTACAGGTTTGTAATCATGTATTGCTATATAGTTATTTACATCTCCAAGAATCATTTTACTATAAGTATCATGTTCTAATTGAAGATTAGTTATCTTTTCCCATCTATTGCAAATCTCTAGATATTTATCTTGATATTCTCTAGGTATAATAGTTTCTAGACCATCAGTATTTTGCATTAAAGGATATGCATCAGGAATCTCCTCACATATCATCTCATATAGCATGCATAAACTTAACTGGCCATTAATTGTAATTTGCATAGTAAACTCTGGGTCATACAGAAAACTATTAGCATCATTACTTAATCCATAAGTTGAATTAAGAATAATCTTATATACATAATTCCTTACATCTTTTTTACTTATCTTTTTTCTTTCATTAAAGAACCATTCATATAACTCACAAAACTCTGCTTTTGGTAAATGTGCAGGAGACCAACCATTTCTGATTGCTAAGTTAGGATAATATGATACTACGTCACTTGTCATAATAATAACATCTTTATCAGACTCATATATACCACTTTTCCTTGCACCGTGAATACCACCTAAACCAAAATCAGTTTTAACACCTTTATAATTCAGACTATATTTAAATCCTCCTTTTGTGTTTTCTGGATATACAATTATTTCATTAAATCTTGTTAATAGTTTTTGAAAAGTTGCAGTTTTAAATTCAGTATAATCAAGTATTATATCTTTTACTGTAATACTTTCTCTTTTAGTTCTTAATTGTCTTAAGTCATATTTTTTAATACCGGTACTCTCACTCAAGAAATGTAAAAATAACTCTTTACTAATTCTTGGCTCAGATGCACTGAATAAAGGAATGTTATACTCCTCAGTTAATGTCTTCCGTAAAGCAATTTGACTTTTACTAAGCATCATTATACGCTTAGTTGACTTTACATCATTCCAACAATAACCAATTATCTCATCAATCTGATCAAATGTGGTCACTTTGGTAGTATGGTGTATAGGCATATCCTGTATGCTTTCCCAATCCATACTATACTGAATCCACTTTAGTGAGCTTCTTTTAGCTGGATTATCCCAATGATTTAACTTAAAGACATCTACTTGCTTTATGCTCATTGTCTTTTCATAAAAATCTAGAAATTCTCCACTACTTTGTTTATTGATTACATGCTGTGCTTTATCATATATCCAGTTAGCAATTTCACTACCTGACATATAGGATAGACTTTCAGCATTCTGAATTATATATTCAGTTATCTGACCATCAAATCCTAATCCATTATAAGATACATGCCATTCATCATGTAATATATTTCTTTTAATAAATTGAATATAATCATCAAAATCATTTTGTAAATCATGTACAACAAATACATGTCTTTCATCTGATTTTATGCTTTCAAAGCATCCTATGAAACAGTCAATCATAGTTTCATAATCCATTACCCAGTGGGTCTTAGCTGTTTCTCCCATAATCCATATTCAGTTAAGCTGTTTCCCCCTATTTAGTTAAAAACACAGAGCATCAGTAATGACACTCTGTGAATTATTTAATTATTTTGCAGGTTGTACTGCTTTAGCTAATGTAGTCTGAAAGTCAAACTCTTTAGCATTAATACCTATATAGTTAATTAGATTTTTAATATCTAACTTGTTATCTAAGTAGTACTCTTGAAATGTTTCACTTGACACTCTTTCTTCTTTTACATTTCTACCATTAGGTCTCAATGCTTTAGTAGCAGTAGGGTCTCCATTTTCATCTAGTTTTGGTAACATGTGTAATGTAGTTTTAGTTACTTTACCTATGATAACAAATAATCCTGATGTCAAATCATAGATACACTCTACATAAGGTGAATCATTAGATACTGGGATCATTCTGAATGTACTATGGCCATTCCATTCTGAACTAATTAATGTCATTGTGTTTTCTCCTGTCATAATTTTTATTTTAAATCTTTATTTAATTTTTGTAACTCTTCTACATTTACTATTAATATTTCTTTTTCCATGTCTGGTATAGTACATAATTCTCCTACACTTCTTAATGTCTCTTCTGGGATATCAAGTAACTCAGAATAAATATTAAAATACTTTTCAGGAAATAAAAAACTATCCATATACATGAAATTGCTTCCATTCTTATCAAAATGGTCTCTTATTTTGCGCTTAACTGTGGGATTCATCTTACTATATCTACCATTGATTAAATGCATCCAATCATCTTTCATATCAGAAAAATCAAATGTATATAATACCTCAGTATCATTTAGTTTAATATAATCACTTAGTCTATTATGTTTTAACAGTACATTTTTCTCAAAATTAAGATAATCTTGATCTTTTCTTTCATGAAAAATTGCTACTAGTTTCATATCCTCAGGTTTTACATAATCATTCCAGCCAAAATAAGTTTGAACTGGAGTGACACTTGAACCTTTTTTAATTCCCAAGAGTGGATATACAAATATCTTGGACTTTTGAAAGTAATTCTTATAAAGCGCACTAATACTCATAATTGTTATAATTTTACATTACCGGTTGCTAATTGATATGGAAGAGTAAAATCCTTATTAGTATAATGATAGTCTACAACTGTCAATATTTCTCTAAAGTTTTCTTCCCACACCTTTAATGTTTCTGTTGATACTTGAAAAGGATAAATTAAATTAGCTTTATCAATCACAATAAAAGTAATAACAATTTTCCATTCAGGCATATCAGGTAAACCCTTAAGATATTTACCCAAACTCAATTGTTTATACATGACGGCCTGTATCCAATATTTGTAATATTGCACTGAGTCTGGAAAATCCTGAATAGGCTTACCAGTTGTTTTTAAGTCATTAATGAATAAAGTCTTAGTATTATAGTCCATGACTACATTATCTAAGATACCTTTAAAACCAAATTTATATTTACTTGATTTTATCTGTACACCTTCTTCATTAAAGATTTTAATATTCTCATCTATATCACCATTAAGTTGCATCAACTCACTCACAATTGGATGCTTTCTTAATAACTCTACAGATTCTTTTGCTGTGTCTAATGTGATTTGATCCACAATAGTTTTACCTTGCTTTACTTTTAAAAATTCAAAGTATTGCATATTTTGTTCAGTTGCCATTTTTGCAATTCTACCTTCATCATTTTTTAATGATTGGTGCAAGTTAATACCTGCAAGTACATTAATTATTGAATCAGGGAAATCAGTTAATGTTAAATCAGTATCAGGTTGTGATTGATAAACCTTAAAGACTTCATCTACTAATAACCTGTTGTTATCTTTTGGAAGATTACTAGGTATTACTATAAACTCTTTATCAAAATTCTTTGGTTCAAGTAATAAACAATGTACTACTTTCCCTGCTACTAAATGAGCATCAACCATATCTTCTCTTTGATTTAAGATATAGTGTCTATAAAAAGCTGCTGGTGAATACAACAGCTTATTAATACTTGAGTAACTAAAATAAAAGTCACTGTTATAAAATTGATTTAATTCTTCATTATAAGAGATAGTCATCAGTGTTTGTTTTTAATTCTAGATTCACATTATCAAAGTCAATTAAGATTTTATTTATTTTTTCAGGTTCTGTTGCAATAGATGCAACAACTGCTTCTTCTTCTAAATCAGGTAATTCAATTTCTGGGGATGATGCAATAAAGTCTTCTTGCACTACAAAAGTATAATTAAAATCCATAACTTCAAGATATTCAGTACATAAAGTAATAGTTTTTACTCTAAAAAACATAGAATCACCTCCTCTAGTTATATCATCCCCGTGTAGCTTTAGCACTATATCAATATTTTCTTTAGTTAATTGCTTATGCTTTTTCAGTTTATTCATAACATCATCAATATTCATTCTAAAATATGAATTTGGTAATGTCATTAAAGATAATAATGATTTAAAATTTACATGCCCTTTACTTCTACATTGTTGCATTTTATCAGAGTATGAATAAAATAGTAAACTAAGATACAACACACTATCTTCAAAATTTGAATTAGCCATAATTTCCATAGCCATTGTGTGATTATCATTATCAGAACTTTTAAACATTTCACATAAGCTGTCATACATATCAGAATCAATACCTAATGCTTCATTTCCATTAAGATGTTTTAGTAATTCTGATTCATCATATACTGGTAAAGCTGAATTATTTATTTCATGATAAGCACTAAGATATTCATCTAGTATATAATCATATCTTATAGAAGAATAACTAGTACCAGATGTTAATCTAAATGGAATATTTCCATTTTGAAGAAAACCTCTTGTATTATAAGAAATTGCAATTAATTCTTCAGTATAAAATTCTAATGCATCATCTACTTTTTCATTATAATAAGTATCACCTGAATCTAAAGCTACGTAATCTTGAAAATAATGTTTAAAATCAACAGTATTAACAGTATATGTCCATCCATGAGTAGTATATTTAGAATTACTATTTTCTGAAACAAACATTGCTGTTGCATCTGCTAAATTAGTAGTAGATTTAATTTTGTAATCCTTTGTAAGATTTTTAAGTTTTACTCTTGGAATATTAACTCCTTTTGCAAAAAATAATTTATCATTTAATACAGGTGTATAACCTGTTGATATTGTATTGAATATTTTATTATTATTCACATTATCAAAATCACATAATTTAATATCTACTTCAAATTTAAAAGCTAACTTGCTCATATCATAAGAATCATACCAATCAGTATCTACAAGACTCATGTCTATAAATAATATTTCTTTCATATATTTTAATTTTAAAAAAAGCGGCTTTTACACCGCTTTATATTTGTTTTAATTGTGTTTATGCTCCTTTTTATGGGAAACAGTTTTATGCTTTTACTATTTTACAGCCATCTTTACTACTTGTGGATTCATCATTAGCTTAGAAAACTTAGGTTTATTTCCTGCTAGTAACTCTTTCACTAAATAGTATTTAAGATCATTAGTAAATGCGTCACAGTCTGTAGTAAGTTTTACTAATCTGTTTATCATAGCATCACTTATAGAATGATTAGCTGCATGTGTCAATGAATAATTTATAAGTCTTGTAGTAATAATACTACTGATATCAGCTCTAAATTCATCTCCAGTACCTATTGCTCCATTTAATGCTCCAACTACATATGCTTCATTTACATTAGTCATAATATCAGCTGGAGATATAATTTTATCCATCTTATTATTAATAAACATAGTGAACATACTAGAAAATTCAGGTCCTACTGAACCTTCTCCAATCATTTGAATTAACGGCAACTGCTCTTCAAACTTTTCAATAGAACTAATAGCATTAAAGAAAGTAGTAATAGCTCTTGGATTAACTTTTTGAGTTACTACTTCTGGATTCATCAACATAAAATTAATACATCTACCATCAATTCCTACTTGTTCAGCCCACTTAGCCCATACATTAATATCAAATTTAATTTCAACTGAGATAAATCTAGTCTTTTGAGCTACATCTAATGCAGTTACATTATAATCTCCATTGTCTGGATTTGAAGTTAATATTATGTGCCAGTTCTTTGGTAACTTCCAAGAAATATATTCTTGCTGATCAATCAATTCCATTGTTGCTTGCATAAAGCGGTGCATTATGTTATCTCATAGGCTCTTTATCCTATGATTCTGTAGTTTCTTTTAGATTATATCTACAGTTCAGACTATATCATCACATATTTCTATGTGTTCTGCGCTCTTGGTATTTTACTGCCTGTTCTAGGCTCCATATACTAGTCGTTGCACCTTCCTTACATCCCTGTAAGGCTTGGCTCAGGATTGTCCATCTCTGGAGTTTCCCTGAGTTCACAGAATTTATTGCGGACCAGCCACTTTATGCTTTTTTCCATCTATAACCACCTGCTGTTAAGTCTTTAGATATTGCTCTATTAATATTAGAGATACTAAGTTCTTTACTTGCTTGTTTTATAGACTCCCATTTTTTGATAAAAATATTATCAGTAGTATATTGTAATACTGGTTCTAATCTATATTCTTTCAATCTATATAACATATTAATGTTATAAGTAAAAGACCATATAAATCCTCCTGCAGAAGATGTATTACCTTTACAAACTGCTTTTATACCATTAATACTTTTAGCATTAATAGATTTAGCAGCAGCTGTAAGAGATTCAAAACTTTCTAAATACTCACCTTTATCAAGTGAATACATATGTACTGCTTTAAGATTATGAGGTTTTAAACCATTTGCATAAGCTTTTTTCTTAGCATCACTTATCCTTTGTTTACATATATCATCTCTCACTAATGTTTGTGGATCTAGTATATGATTTATATAAGGAATAATTGTGTTAATATAATAAGCTTCTCTTTCAATTAAAATATCATCAGTGCATTCCTCTACAACATTAAAGTAAATTTCATTTTTACCATATTTATTATATAAGTTTTGCATTGTTCTATTATGATGCTTTAAATTTTCAAGAGACCACAAATGATGTTTTAACCTGTGACCAATATTACAAGAGCTACCAATGTACTCTTTATCATTAATTTTAATTTTATAGATTCCTACACACTTTAATGCTATCTTAAGTGTTTGCATGTTTAATTTTTCCATATCATAAAGATAATCAAATTATTCACACTAACACAATTAGACTGCATATTTTGTTAATCCGCACGTGTATAATCATCTAAAATCAAGAAACCACCTTCACCTTTACCTTGAATCCACTCTGGAGCAGCATGAGACATTCTACTATTACTAGTAGGTTTATATTTATTCTTAATGTAAGTTTCCATTAAAGATTCTTGGACCCATTTAGTAAAACCATCTTCTCTAACCATTTCAAATTCTTTGAATGGAAAACCAATTAAATCACCTAACTCTTCTATCTGAGAAAGATTTAATTTAATAATATCCATACCCATTTCAGTTGCTAATTGCTTAACAGCTGAAGTCTTACCAAGACCAGCGTCACCTTCTACATTTATTGCAACAGGCACTTTACCTTCAGCTTGGATATATTGATTATTACCAACTATGTGTTTTAAAAACCCTTTTAACTCATCTACATTTAATTGAACTTGACTCATCTTTTTTAATTTTTTAAATTTCTAACTTAATAACTTTTCCCGGTAAATCTGTATTCATACCAGATTGCTCAGACAGCACCCACAATATAGGAGCTTTTGGCTTTACACTTGTACAGCATTCACCGTCAGTAAAATACACTAAGCTAGTATACTTTCTTATATTTTCATTATAATATTCAAGGACGGGATCAAATTCTGTCCCACCTCTTCCATATATCTCAATTTCATTTTTACCTTTATAAGGCTCTATGCTTTTGATAGCAGTATCACATTGTACTATGGTAATATCAACACCTTGTTTATAGATGTGTAATATCTCATTCATAAACTCATGTAATTCTTGATCACATACGGATCCTGAAGTATCAATAGCCAACAACATATGTTGTTTCATTTTAATTTTAAGACCGGGATTCTCAGAATATCTTCTATTCTCTTTTCTCCTTATCTTTTTAGTATACACTTTTGATGACACACCAGTAAATCTTCTGATATATCCTTTCCAATCAAATTTAGCAGGCTTGATTTCTTCCATTTCAAGTAAACCCTCAATTTCTCCAGGGATATTACCTCTTTTCTTTTCAGTCATTTCCTTAGCATCATTGAGAATCTTATTTAATTGTTTCTCAATTAGCTTTTGCTCAGCTTCAGTCATGTCTTCAAAATCAGCCCAAGTAGGATGATCACTGGCCATTTCATCTCCAGCATCCATTTGATCAGCTAACTTATCAAAATTATCATCACCACTTGTGCCACTTTTGTCTTTATCTTCTTTAGCCTGTTGTAGTTTATCATAATAATATCTACAACCTGCTTTTCTATCAAGATTTAAATCAGGATAATCATCTATATTAATACCACCTTCTGGTAGTAATTCATCTAAGATATACTGATTAATCTCCATATCCATAGCAATATTAGCTAATCTCTTATCACTAAACTTAAAATACATAGTAAGATGACCAAAAGCTATATGAAGTAATTCATGCTTAAGTAAACCTAATCTATGATCTTCAGATAAACTTGTCCAGAAATCTTCATTAATTGTAAGTTGATAATTAATATTATTTTTACTTACACCAGCAGTAGGAACTATTTTATTATTCCATACTTTATTTAACATGATTAAAAAGAACCCATAATAGGGCTCCTTTAACATCAAGTCTTTACTGGTTTTTGCTAAACTATCTTCTCTATTTTTCATTTTTCAATGTTATTGAGTAATTTAATTTATTAATTGGATAACCCCAGTTTGACATTGCAGTTTTTAATTCTTCAACATGAATTTTTAAATAGTAATCCATAATTTCAGGTTCTACTGCTGCAGTAATTAAGGTATTAACAATTTGTGCTGCACTTAACTTATACTCACTTTGAATACCTAATTCACTGATTTTTTCAAAAGCATTAGGTATATTTTCACGCCAATAACTTTCAGTTTTTAAACTCATACCATAAAATATGATTAACCATCCTTCAGATGCATCAATATCACAATTATTTAGTATTTCATTTGCAACAACATGATTCTCTTTATCAGGAGAATTATACATTTCATATATACTTTCAACACTCTCTCTATTCAGTACTACTTTTTCCATTAGTTTTCTGTTTTAATATAATTTACCTGTTTCTTTTTCATACTTCATTTGCCATTCAGATGCTTTTGCTAAATCATATTGGTGACGATAAAAATCTGTTGCAAGTAATAAAAGTGATTCTTGATATACTTCTTTTGCTACATACATTTTAGGCCAACTTACTAGTATGCTTTCTAAATTTTTTTTAACATCATGACTTTCATTAATCCATTTTTCATATATGCCGTAATGACCATGAAAATCTACAGGAAAAGTCATAATAAAACCATAAGCATCTTTATTATAATTTGTGTTTTCTTTTACAAAAATTGGTACTTCATCAAGAGGTTTTTGCCAACCTAATTCTGTCATTATAACATCAATCTTAGGTGTAGCATATACTTTTTGTGTAAATGCATTTTCTTCCATTAGTCTTTAATTTTAGTTTTTATTTTATTAATCCATTCAGGAAAAGCCATAAACCAAAGAGCATACAAACCCATGCATGTTAAAAGTAATAAACTGATTCCTAGTATAACCAATACTATTATTCCAATAATCTTCATTAGTCTTCAATTTTTAAAGTTTTTATTGCCCATTCTTTAGGTTTACCTGATGATATCATATCAACCCATTCTTTAGCAGTAGGAATATAGTTATTACAATCCTCTTTTACATGTTGTTCTCCAACATATCTTGTATATACAGTTTTACCATCTGAATTTATAAATGATGCTCCAAATACTTTTTCACATTCAAATATACCTTCACTGTGGTGACGGAACATTCTGTGTTTACTATGACCTATCCAAGCTTTAGTTTCATCAAACCAGTTGTGAATTGCCTCATAATCAGATATTTGTCCTCCAAATTTCTTTACTGAGCTTTTACAATGTTGTAAGGGGTGTGCCATTTTTTGTGTTATTATAGACAGTTTCTATCCATTTTAGAAAATCTGCTAAGGGTAAATCACTTTTTGCTCTATTGCAGATTTTACAACAACTGACAGTGTTATCAAGAGTGTATCCTTTTTGAGAGTTTACTCTGTCAATACCATTATACATTACAGGTATACCGGCTCTAACAGCTTTTGTAGTAGAATTTAATATCTGATAAACAGCAAAAGGTTCTACTTTACAGTAAATACAGTTCTTACTAAGAAGCTTTTTAAACTCATCAAATGTCAAGTCAAAAGATAAACCTCTTTCTCGAGCATGTTTTTTATAAGAGTAAAGTAATGCATTATAGCTAGTGTCTTTATTCCGTTTACCTATAAGCTTATTTGTTCTGCAGGGAGTTTTTCCACAACAAATTGAATTACCATTTCTGATATTAGTCAGTTGTACTTTTAAAAGTTTTTTACATCTGCATTGCACAAGCACTAGTCTTTTGTTTCCGGTACTAACACCTGCTTCACCTTGATAAGTAAAGAAAGTTGCTTTTTCTGTTGATGTGTAGATAACCTGTCCAGGTTCATAATTTAGTTTATATTTTTCCATAAGATTTAGTATTGTACATTACAAATATACAATAATAAATCTTATAATGTATGTAATCTTCCCATGTTCCTCCCCACCTTTTTGCAGCAGATTTGGCATGCATTATTGGATGACTCATTTTATTTAATGTATTTTTTAATAAGTTCTATTATACATGTTTCTTCAGCTATTTTTCTATTAGAATAGGAAAAACTTTTTATTACATTTTCTTCATCAAAAGAAATAGTAAATCCAAATTCTGTTTTTCCAACTTGTTGTATTGAAATTAACCAATCTGTTTTTTCATCAAACCAATTAAATACAAAAGGTCTAAG